CAAAAAAGTAGTGTACAATCTCAAGAAACTGTGTATAGTTATACTTGTTAAACATAGTAAGGAGCATACAATGAAAACAATAAAAAAACTTATTAATAAAATAAAACTTAAAAAAATCGAATGTATCAGTAATCAACCAATGAATCAATGTAAAAACCCTAACTGTAATTGGTTTAAGCATTCTCAAGTAGGTTTACGATGAGTGTATCACTCCTAGAAGTCATTGAAGCTGGTGGATATAATCTAAATACAAAAGAAGACGCAATATGGCTTTTATCTAAACAAAGCGAATTTGAAGAGTTAATTGAACAAGCAGAAGGAGTAATTGATAATGAGAACTAAGACTACAACTATAGGAAACGGCGTCGAATACGCAACAGTACCAGAACGACTTAAACTATTTAGAGAAGCTTGTCCAAATGGTAAAACAGAAACAGAGCCAAACTTCAGAGAAGATGGTATGCTTGAATTTACAGCATGGGTATGGAAAGATAAATCAGACTATCTTGAAGTGTTAAAAGCAATTGGTAATACAAAAGAATCTAGAGGTTCAGCAGATGCAACAGGTCATGCACTTGGTAAAACAGTAGGCGTTAAAGCTTATGAAAAAATTGAGACGATAGCATTGGGAAGAGCACTTGCACAGTTGGGGTATATGGCAGGAGGCAGTATTGCTTCAAGCGAAGAAATGGAAGCCTTTCAGGATTATCAAAAACAACAAAAAGAAGACGCTATACAATATGCGGTTGAATCACTTAATGATTGTACAAATTATGAAGACCTCAAAGAAGTCTTTATGTCACTAGGACCACTTATCAAGGAAAAAGAAATTATTGATACAAAAGATAAACTTAAAGAAAAGTTTAATAGTCATGATTAAAGGTAGTAAACATTCCGAAGAGTCGTTAAATAAAATTCGTTTAAGTAAAACGGGTGCAAAATATCCTAATAGAAAAAAAATTACACTAACCCAAGAGCACAAAAATAACATTAGTAAATCAAATAAAGGTAATTCATGTGGCGTAACAGGAGAAAAACATCCAAGATGGAATCCTGACAGAAATAGTTATTTTGTATTACATGATTGGGTAAAAAAACAACTTGGTAAGCCTGATACTTGCGAAAATTGCAACAAATCTAATCTTTATGGAAAATCAATAGATTGGGCAAACATTTCTGGTGAATATAAAAAAGATATATCAGATTGGGCAAGACTGTGTAAAAGTTGTCACGCATTATTTGATAATATTGGTAATCACTTAAGGACTTCAAAATGAAGATAATACCGCTACAACAAGGGTCAACCGAATGGTTAGCATATCGTAAAGGTAAAATCTCAGGAACCATGCTCGGAGAACTATACTCCAAAAGGGGCACTCGAAAGTTAGGTTTCTATGAGTTGATAGCTGAAAACATCGCTATCGAACCTGATGAAGAGAACCGAATGGAGCGAGGCCTACGACTCGAAGAAGAAGCAATTGAAGTCTTCGAGAAGAAAACAGGTCTAAAAGTTGAGCGGGTAGGAGTATGTGTACATGATAAATATCCTAACATTATAAATTCACCAGACGGTCTTATTAAGAAAGGTAGTAAGTATACTCAAGCTATTGAAATAAAGTGCCTGAGTAGCGCGAGACACCTTCAAGCGGCGATAGAAGATAAGGTCCCAGTTGAGTATGAAGCTCAGATGTTACAATACTTCATTGTTAATCCTGACTTAAAAGAATTATTCTTCGTATTCTACGACCCTCGCATTGAAGCAGTTCAAATGCATATAGTTATTGTCAAGCGAGAAGACCTTGGAGAACTACCAGAGAAATATCTACAATTCCAACTTGACCAACTCGAAGAAGTTAAGCAAATAGTCGAGAGACTGGCTTTCTAATGAAAACTTATCCTGTAAGAACTAATCAACAGAATCGAGCGTTGCATGTTCTATTCAACTTATTGGCTGAAGAGTTAAATGAGCACGGGCTTGATATGAAAAAAACTCTAAAACCTGAAGTCGATATACCATGGAATCCAGTAACAGTTAAAGAATACCTCTGGAGACCTATTCAGCAAGCTCAATTACATAAAACATCGACTAAAGATCTTACTACGAAAGAAATAGATGAAGTATTCGACACAATAAATAAACATCTCGGAGAAAGACTAGGAATACATGTACCATTTCCTTCTATCGAAGAGTTAATGCTAGGAGAAATCAAATGAAATGCGCAGTATGGGTTGAAGGTAAATGGGTAGACTCTAAATATGACGATACATCTGTAAGACGAGTAACACTCAAAGGTCTGGATGACAATAAGTCCTATTATGTTAATTTGAATACTAAATTTCCACGAGAGGTAACTAAATGGGAGCAAGCTCTCAAGAAAGGCAACGTATTAGACGTAAATCTACAACCTAATGGCAAAAACGTAAATTATTTTTCATCATTCACTTTAATCAAGAAAGTTTGAGGGTATCATGGGTGCAAGTAAAATCAATCTGGTAGTATTTAACAGAGTCAAAAGAGACCTTAAAGTAGGTCTACATAAAGATACAGTAGCTAATTTACATGATTTGTCTGTAGAGACTATTCGGAAGATAAACAAAGCTAAGTCGTGGAAGAACTGGAACGATATGAAAGTAAGTCAACGAATTAAGTATAGCACTTCTCTAAAAGATACAGTTCTAGAATATGAAGAACACTCTAATTGGTTCATGGAAAAACTAAGAAGACTAGTGCGATAATGGCGGTCTTCAAAAAGCCATGCAATATTTGTCACTTAACAACTCATACGACTGCTAAATGTCCTTCAAAATAAAGATTGACAAAGCAGATAAAGTCTTTTCTCAATATATTCGATTGAAAGATGGGAGATGTTTACGATGTCTAATTCCAGTAGAGTTAAACTCTAAAGGTCTCCCAGTTTCTCTTCAAGCGTCTCACTTCCAAGGAAGGGGTAAAGAGAATACTCGATTTAATGAAGATAACGTGTGCGCATTATGTATGGGATGTCACATGTACTTCACAGCTCATCCTGGAGAGCATTACCAATGGCAAGTTAAACGATTAGGTCAAGATAAGGTAGACGAGATAATTCTATGGAGTAATCAATATCTAAAAAAGGATAGACAATCCCAATTTTTATATTGGTCTCAGAAACTAAAGGAGTTACATGCAGTTAAATCAAAAACAAATTAAAGAACTACATCCTGATATTCACGCTATATTCTGGGAGGATAAAGCTATTATCAAAAGAAGTGATGAGCCTTTACATGATTATTTAATACGAAAGAATATAAAGTGCTTCTGTTCTATTTGTAGGCGAAAAGGTATATAATATAAAGAGACTTATATGAGAGGTGAAGTTATGGGACCAACCGAACGAGCAGAAGAGCATGAAATCGAAAGAGCAGTGAACAATAGACTTGGCTCACCAGAAACGGTAGGTCAAGTTGCATTAAAACCTATTATCATAGAACGCACTGAAGTAGCTCAACAAGGGTTTGATTCTATGGGAACATATATCAATAGCGAATGGTAAACATAAGAATAAGATTGAGTGATAATTGAGTCATGGCAAATAACCCAAATGCAATAGATAATTTGAAGCCTTTTGTTAAAGGTGATCCAAGACGTATTAATAAACCTAAAGGTATTGAACATTCTTCTACTAGATTACGAAGACTATTGACATTGACTCAACGATTAGAGAATCCTATCAATGGAGAAGTAGAAGGTTTCACTGTAATAGAGCAGATGGATTTGAAGATTATACAAGCAGCCTTAAAAGGTGATATTAAAGCGTATCAAGCAATAGTCGATAGAGCAGAAGGTAAACCTCGAGAGAGTATAGACCACACTACTTTAGGAAAAGAAATGCCAGCTCCAATATTAGGTGGGATTAGCAAGAAGAAAGATGAATAATGAGTATGTTCGCTGAGACTACAGCGTTACATAAGATAGCTAAACTAGATAAGAGAATAAGGATAGTCCCTGGAGGCACCTCAGCGTCCAAGACAATATCAATTCTGATGTGGTTGATAGATTACTGTCAGAGCCATGAAGGTAAGCTAGTAAGTGTTGTAAGTGAATCGTTTCCTCATCTCCAAAGAGGTTCTATTAGAGACTTCATCAATATAATGACAGATAGAAACTACCTTGTAGATAATAGGTGGAACAAGAGTAACTACACATATACATTCGAAACTGGTAGTAAGTTAGAGTTCTTCTCTGCTGACCAACCTTCTAAAGTTAGAGGACCAAGACGTGATGTGTTATTTATAAACGAAGCCAACAACATACCCTATGAGACCTATGACCAGTTAGAAATTAGAACTAAAGAGATTATCTGGATAGACTACAACCCTACTAATGAGTTTTGGGTGTATGAAGAAGTAATGCCTCATGTTGACCACGACTTTCTAACTCTTACTTATAAAGATAACGAAGCGTTAGACCCTGCTATCGTTAAATCTATTGAGAGTCACAAACACAACAAACAATGGTGGGCAGTATATGGAATGGGACAACTCGGTGAAGTAGAAGGTAAGATATTCAAAGGTTGGCAAATTATAGATGAGATACCTCACGAAGCTAGATTAGAGCGATATGGATTAGACTTTGGATATTCGAATGACCCTACTGCGATAGTCGCTATCTACTATTACAATGGAGGATATATTCTAGACGAGATTACCTACCAAAAAGGATTATCCAATAAACAGATAGCAGACGTACTTCTAAATGTAGATAAAGCTCTAGTCATGGCAGACAGCGCGGAGCCTAAGAGTATCGATGAGCTGATGTTATATGGAATTAACGTGTTAGGAACTAAGAAAGGTCAAGGCTCAGTCAATCAGGGTATTCAGTATGTCCAAGACCAGAAGATTAGTATCACAAAGCGAAGTATCAATGGGATTAAAGAATATCGTAACTATATGTGGGAAACAGATAGAGATGGGAAGATAATCAATACACCGATAGATTTATGGAACCACTTCTTAGACGCTACTAGATATGGGTTCGAATCATTAAGACCAAGACAGAAGAGAGTATTACCTAAAAGAGCGGGGAGACTTAAGTTTCATGTTTAATATAGAACACGGAAAGATGATTACCATTCAGAGTTATTATAATGGAGATTTATCTAACACTAAACAAGAGTATGAAGTGAGTATATTCTCGACCAAGGATATGATACTCAAAGATATAATCGAAGCAATGAGTGTACTATCCAAAGAAGAGACACATCGTCTTAATCTAGATATAGCGATAGACCAGCAAGGAAGATACCGATTAACAAGAAGGTGGGTAGTAGAATGAATGTATTAGATATCAGTGGGTTTAAAGAAAAAGACCAAGAACTAAAAAAAGTTATTCTCGAACAAGTAAAAGATAGACAGAAGACTATCATACAACCTCATTATGATGTACTACTCATGACTACTAAGCAATACGATATGTTACAAGGAGACCCTGAGCTGAGACAGATGTATCAATCTAAGGATCATATGTACTACACGCCCTACAATGTAATGGAAGTTCAAATCAAGGGTATCACCGAAAAAACTATATTAACTTTATAGCACTTGTGTTATAATCCAATTATAAACGGATGAACTGCTACCACGCGTGAACCGATAAGGAACACCATGGCATTTATCAACAAATCCGACCTCAAATCTCTTTATACAGAAAGCAAGCAAGAAGCACATATATGGAAGGAAGACTATACTTCTTTTGAGCGATTAGCAGATAATGGACTTCTAGAAGGATTAGACCCTAATCTACCTGAGGTCAACGATGGTTCATTGTCCGCTGCTCTATTCAAGTTACCTAAACGAATAGTCTCAAGTAAACTAACAGGAACTGTCAAGTCTATTGATAGAGATGAAGCATGGTTAAGTGAATTAGCTAACCTACAATGGCAGAACGTTATTATCCCCGGTGCTAATACTCAAGCGCCTTTCACTCGTAAATGGAAAGACTCTGTACGTAAAGCAGCAACATATGGTTCAGTACCACTTATTACTATATTTGTAGAGAAGAATGGTAAACGTCAATCAGACTTTATAGTCGCTCAACCTCAAGACGTAACCTTAGAACCAGGTAAGGTATCAGACTATGATTCAGATGTAATCTTCTGGGATGTATACTACACGAAGCTTCAACTCGAGAACATGATTGAAGAAGCTAAGGCTGAGACAGGTAATGAGGATTCAGATACTTATAATAAATGGAACATACCCGCTTTGGAAGCTATCTTATCTTCAGACAACAAAGAAGAACGCTCAAGCCTAGATACTCCTAGACAGCAACAGACTAAGAATGTTAAGCCTAAAGGTTTTAAGTTCTGTATAGCGTTCCAGCGAGGTATTAAAGCTCCTTTTTACATGTATCATTCAGATACCAATAAGACTGTACGTGAATGGAAGAACCCAGACCCTACCGGAGATATACCTGTTCACTACTTATATTGCTATCAAGACTTTATAAACCCTTACGGAATCGGTATCGTGAAACTAGCAGGTGGAACACAGAATGTATTAGATTATATGCGACAAGCTGATGTACTCGCTACTCAATTAGGTTTACGACCTCCTATCAATATTGCTGGTGATGCAGATTCAGCTGACATAGAGTCATTAGTATACGCTCAGGACGCTCTCTGGTTCACTGGTAACGCTGTAGTTAAAAGAGAAGAGTTAGCTAATGGTGTTTACTCTCAATTACCAGAGAGGATGAGTATGTATAAGACATCTCTCAACCAACTGATTCCTACCGGTGATACATCTATAGCCTCAGGAAGTGGTGACCCTAACTATTCTAAGACTCCAGCTGGTGTTAAGTTTCAAGCTGCTTCACTTTCAATAGATGATGAAGACTTTAAAGACAATTTATATGTTACATATGAAGCGGTCGCTCGTTCAATGATAAACACTCACTTCGCTAATATGGAAGGTACTGACCTCATGAAGCTTACTGATGATGAGCGAGAAATCCTTCAGAAAGGTGGACTTGAATTCCCTGAAGTAGATGGAGAAGTATCTAACCAAGTAGAAATCCAATGGGACACAGCACGAAGTACTTTTGATTTTGAGATAGACCCTGAGATAGATAAGACTAAAGATGACGCTGACAAACTTGAGGGATTAATGAAGATAGCAGAGCTTAAAGCTTCTGACCCTACATTAGAGCAAGCATTACAAGCTTCAGGTAAGAAGTTAGATACAGGTGAATTATTCGCTGAGATTATTAAACTAACCTCTGACAACGACAAGATTATAACTGATATATCCCCCGAAGATGAGCAAGCAATGCAAGAACAAGGGCAGATGGGACAAGATCCTAATCAAATGGGGATACCTGAACAACAACCAGACCCTATGGCTCAAGCTATACAAGAGCAGAAGATGCAGCAATCAGATGAGAAACATCAAATGGATATGCAGTCTAAACAACAAGCCATGGAAATGAAAGCTCAATCTAATCAACCTCAAGAAGAGATGACACCTGAGATGCAAGCTAACATCCAAGCTATCATGCAACAATATGGAGTAGATGAGACCACTGCTATAACCGCTCTCGCAGCCGAGGCGCAAGGTTATCCACCCGAAGATGTAGTTAACCATCTTAAGACTTTACAAGGAGCTAACAATGGCTAGAGATGATTCAGTACTATATGGAGGTTCTTCAAGCGCTAGCTTTGGTACAACTCATAGTGAGAAACAAAGAAAAGATATTGTTGAAGACAAGAAAGAGAAGAGAGGTCAACTTAGGCCTGTTGCTAAGATAGTATTCGACGAGATTAAAGCTGAAATGGACAGTGTAATGTATGTACCTAACATCGATGTAGAGTCAGCTACAGACGAGAGACTATTCATGATAGAAGTAATGGCACGTAAGAAATATGTAGAATATCTTAAACGACTTCAGAATAAACTAGATAATATCTTACGGGAGCGAAAATGAGAGAGCCTATTATTGAAGAGACTACCGAGATAGAAGATGTTAATGAGTACGAGTTCGACGTTGAACAACTTAAACAAGTTAAACATAATTGGGTTAAGCGTGGAATAATTATGTCATGTGAATTTGCTGGACATCCTAACCATCGACATTTTTTAATTGATAAGAAGGGTAAATAAAATGCCAATAGGTCATACACAAACCACTGAAACAAGAAAAAAAATTAGTAATTCACTTAAAGGAAGTATTCCATGGAATAAGGGGAAAACTAATATATATACTAAAGAAGTATTAGAAAAAATTAGTCAAGCAGCTAAAGGTGAACGTAATCATCGTTGGAATCCAAATAGGAGTAGTTATCGAGTATTACATTATTGGGTCGAAGAACATAAAGGAAAAGCTAGTATATGTGAATCAAAAGATGAAACTTGTAGTAATCATTTTGAGTGGTCAAATATTAGTCATGAATATAAAAGAATTTTAGATGATTTTCAGTCATTATGTGTAAGTCATCATAGGAGATATGATAAAGCATGGAGGAATAATTATGTAACAACCTCTTAAAGAGGAAGTAGCGACGGTTAGCTAGTAGGTTGTAGGTTCCCACCACTTTCAATCCAAAAGCTAGCTAACCATCATTGCCTCCTCCGGCAACAGATTCGTCTACTTAATAGACCGAGGTTCGTCACCTATACAACGACAGATTTAATAAAGGGAGAGAAACATATGGCTGATGATGAATCAACCACCGCAGAAGCAGAAGTAGATTCGAGCGAAGATGTTGAGCTAGAAGACATCGAAGTAAGTCTTGAGGATATGGATGGCGAAGAACCTGAAGCTGAAGAAGCAGACGAGGAATCAGAACCAGAAGCCGAAAGCGAGTCCGAAGAAACCGAGGATGAAGTAAAGCAAGACTCCGAGGAACCAGAGGAAAAAGTCCAGTCTGATGAGGAACGACAAAAAGCCTTCAATAGAGAGATGGCAGAGCGTCGAATCCAAGAGAAGAAGCAAAAAGAATTAGCCCAAAAGGAACAGCAACAAGAATATGTCGCTGAAGCCGAGGACGAAAGAGACTTAGCTCTCAGACAACTACAAGTAGAAGCGTATAACACTAAAGTAGATACCAATACAAGTAAATTAACAACTAGTTATGAGAAAGCATTAAAGGATTTTGATATTCTTAATGATACTCGTCCTGAAGTTAAGGCTGAAGTCGATGCTGCACTTGATGCGTTTCAAGCATTATATGTGACTATCGACGCTTACGGGAATCCTACCGAAATACGTGGAAACTTATATGAATACTTACAAACTAAAGCAGATTCCATAAGTAAGTTAACTGGAATCAGAAGTGTTTTACAGAAAGAAAATAAAGTTAAAGAGAAATCTAAGACGTTTACCCCTCCAAGTAAAGCACCCAAGGTTCCAAAAGTTGACCCAGATTTACAAGCCTTCGATGAAGAAGCTTATAAATAAAGGAATAAAAAGGATTAAAAAATGGCTATCAACTTAGCAACAAAGTTTCAAGACAAAACTTCTGAACTTTTAAAAGCAAAAGCCAAAACAACTTCTATTGTCAACACTGACTGGAGTTGGGATGGTGTTAATGCTATTAAAGTATGGACTCTTACAGATCCAACAATGAATACGTACTCTCCAAGTGGTGCCAACCGATACGGTTCTCCTAACGAAGTACAGGACACAGTACAGACATTCACTCTTGCTCGTGACCGTTCATGGACCAACACTATCGATATGAGCAATTACCAGGATACAATGGAAGTTCGTAAGCCTGCTAAATTCTTAGCTCAAGCTACTAAGAACGTTCTCGTTCCTGAAATTGACACATATCGTCTAGCTGCTCTAGCAACTGCTGGTGCACTAACAAACGGTGGCAACTACGGTACCATCACTGCTCGTAACGCTGTTGTAACGGCCGGTGCTTCAACAGCAGCAAACGCTTACACTAACTTCCTAGCTTTGAACGCTGATATTACTAACAACGAAGGTACTGAAACCGGACGTGTTGCTGTAATGATTGCTTCATTCTATAACCTTCTCAAGCAGGGTGGATTCGTTACTGATAGCGATTCAGGTCAAAGCAAATTGAACTCAGGTGACCTAGGTGAAGTCGACGGTGTTAAAATCGTTATCTGCCCTTCTAGCCGTATGCCTTCAAATACTGACCTAATCATCACTCACCCATCTAACCTCGTTGCTCCAGAAAAATTGAACGACTACAAAGTCCACACCAATGCTCCTGGTATCAACGGTTATTTGCTTGAGTTCCGCATTCGTTACGATGCTTTCTTTGACCTTAACAAGATTTATACTCTTGCTATTCACAAGACTGCTTAGTAGATAATATTAATCAAGGAGATATATATGGCCACAGCAACAAAATCAGCATGGCTGCAGGAAGTCGAGGACGATGCAGTTCGTATCACACAGAAACGACTCAACGACCAACTCGCTGAAATGCAATATCAAAAAGAAAAACTAGCCAAGGAAGAAAAAGCCAAGGCTAAAAAAGAAGGAGATAAATAATGGCTATTGACACAGCAGGCGTCAACCTAGGTGGTTTCGGCTACCAAACCAAAGAAGATATTAGTGCTAGCACATTAACGACTGACATTCAAGATTGTGGTAAAGTTCTTAATTTTACTGCTACCTGTGTTGTAACGCTTCATGCTACAGCAGTTGGTCAATCAATTACTTTCCGTATTGGTGCAGAAGGTATTACACTTTCACTAAGTCCTAATGCATCTGACAAAATTCAAGGTGTTGACATCACTGCAGCTGATAATAAAGACGTTATCTTCACATCACAACCAATTGGCTCTTTTGTCACATTGATTAGTGACGGTGTAGATGGCTGGAATATTACAGCTGTTAAGGGTGTATTCACTCGAGAATAGTAAATATCAATCAGTAGAGTAATGTTTCAACGATAGTATAGAGAACAATCTCCAGAATACTAAGAAACAATTATCTCGAACTTTAACTAAAGAAAGACAATATAATGCCAAAATTCGTACTTCAAAGAGATAACGTAGCAATCGGAAACAACACCTTTTCAGGAACAACCACTTTTTCTGGTGCTGTCACAAATACTGGTGGTATAAGTCGTCCTGTTACATTTAGTGCTCTAGTAGGAGCTACTGTAGTTCTTACAGCTGCTAACTCAGGCGGTGTATTTATTAACCGTGCAACTTCAGGTTCTCCTTCATGGACTTTACCTACAAACGTTGCTGGTCTTACATTTACATTCTATGTATCTAGTACTACAGCTGGTTTCACTGTTACTGGTGGTACTATCAAAGCTAAAACTTCTGCAACTGGTACAGCTATCTCTGGAACAACCTTGACTAACACTCAGGCTACAGCAGTAGTTGGTGATAATATCACCCTAGTCGCTGATGGTACTAACTGGGTAGCAGTATCACAAAGCGGTATCTTCGGAGCAGCATAGGATTAGTTATATGAACAATGATCCATATATTTACTCACTAGTTACCGCAGATGCGCTCGTAAAAACTGGCGCAGGAATACTTTACTCACTTACATTTACTTGTAACGATGCAGCTCCTACTGCTGGTTCGATTATTGTTTACGATTCAGTCACCGAAGCTAATACACAAATTTTTAACCATACTTTTACTATTACACCATTTGTACCAACAACGGTGCTTTTGAACGTAGCATTTAAGACAGGTTTATATGTAGGCTTCACAACAACTAATGATGTGAACGTAACGGTTTCCTATAAATAGATATATAATAGGACTAGGATAATACTGTCCTAGTCCTTGGAGAAACATGGATCCATCTAACCTAAAAGCAATAAATGATTTAAAAGCTGATAAGCTATTAACTGACAATCGTCATCAAGAACTCATTACATCTCAGACGCAGGTTCAGAATACTATCTTATCGGCTGTTACATCACTTATTAAATACCTAGAAGGTCAAACTACTAAAACTCAGGTAGTTAATCAACTAAAGAGTATAAACACCCCAGACGCATTCAGAGTGGTCCAGGCGGTTGATTCTTTACATGAGACCTTGAAGACTCATGAGAATACTGACTTATCCGAAGTAACTAAGGTGATGACTTCTATATTAGAAGAAGCTAAGAAGATACCCAAAGAACTACCTAAAGAAAAAGAAGAGCAAGACTACACAACCCAATTCAAATCTTTAGTGGAAGCTGTTAAATCTGTTGAGAAGGTAGTCAAAGAGCAAGACCTTATAGTTCATCCTCCTGTCGTGAATGTACCCGAGACTAAAGTTAATGTAGAAGCACTCGACCTAAAACCTCTCCAGAAGTCCATAAGAGACGTTGTAACCGCTATCAAGAAGATAGTGATACCTACTTATAAGACTGACAACAAAGCTGTAGAGAAGCTTCTAAAAGACTCAAATAAGTTATTAAAAGGTATTCTTGATAAGCCAGTATCTAGCGGTGGTGGCGGAGGACGAGCGACTCCTTATCAAGATAGTAATGGTATACCCGCATTTGTTACTTTAAACAGTGGAGCAATACCTGTCACTTCACAATCTTCCATTTATAAGACTGAAGTCGATAAATCTACCACCACGGATGTTATCTATATAGGAAAAGCTCCTATCGGAACAGCTACGAGTACCGCAGGATGGCAAATTAAAAAGATAGATAAAACAGTAACAGATAACATAACAATAACATTTGCAGCTTCTGGGGCTTTTACGGCAATGTGGAATAACAGAGGAAGTGAGGTTTACTCATGATAAATAAAGTAAGGAGTTCTATGGTAGAAAAGCAACCCGTTTCAAAGAAACTGGACAGTTGGCTACTGATATGAAAGCGATTATTACATCAGTAAGCAAAATATCAGGTGCATTAACCCAAGACGTTGTTTATGACATACTCTTAGACGACGACACCATATTAGTCGAAGGTATGACACTTACCTGCATGCCGTCAGAAGTAGGGCTTACAATTAAAAACTCGTTATCTAACTTCGAAGCAGAGTACGAAGTATCCCTATCGGTAACAGAAGGACTTGAGATAAGCTAATGTCGTACAAGTGTGCAGTTACAACGGGCGACTGGTCAGCCGGAGCCACCTGGAGGACTAATTTTAATACCCCAACAATGCATGCTTCATCTAACCTTACTATCACTGTTGGTGGTGTTTTTACCGAAGACCAAGTAGCACCGAATAGTACCGATAAAATTGAAGGTTTAGTATTCGCTCCTGTCGCCGGATATGCAGGACGTACCATTACGATAACTTTGCAAGAAAACAGCGTAGATGTTGGTACGCCCATAGTTCTTACGGGCAACAATATCCGCTTAAACCAGCCTATGCTCGCATTATTGGCGTCCGGCTTCACAGTTACGAGCGGTAGGACATACCGCTTCAAGATTCAAACTGATGCTGGTGCTCCAACCTGTGCTCTCAGTACTACAGCTACAAGGGGTGCAGCCATTATTCTCAAAGATACTACAGGTGCTCCCGCTGCTGGAGATCACCCCTATGTGTTGCCAATCAACGCATCTACAGGCATTACTGTTACTATCGACAATACTTCTGCTGTTGCTGGCGACGGTTCTGCACCTATATCAGTGTTCTATACTGGCTTACTACTGAGGTCATGGAACAATATGTGCATCGGAGCTGCCGCCAGTGTAGCTGCTGAGGTAGCGTTTAAGACTAACGCAGACACAAAACTCACATGGAGCAGTAATATTTTAGTCTACCCTGGAGCTAAATGGACGCAAAAGCCAGATAGCTCACACCGGTCGGATATGTACATGAGCGCCGCCTCGGCACTATCTTGTTTCTTTGGTGGCTATGACGGCGCGATTGTAGACGTAGAGGGTGATCCCAAAGCCAACCCTGATTACTGGCGTACTACTTTAGTCTCAGGTCTAGGCACTGCCGCCTCTCCCGCAGTCACAGCTACACCCGTTGACTGGAAGGTAGGCGACTACGTTTATTTTGCTCCAGGGACAAACAGTGGCACTAACTACAACGAGGGTGAATACCGATATATTATTACCAAAAACTCATCCAGCTCCTATGTACTTTCTAGCACAAAGGGTGGATCGGAAAACGCCCTTGTATACACGCACACCAGTTCTTACATCTTTAATGCTACTCATAATGTTCGATGGGATGCGCTAACAGCTAACTCTTGGCACATAAACCTTAATGACACCACTTCTGGTGGTGCAAACATGGTCTTTAAGAACGCAGACCTTTCAGGCCTTACAACCTCTGGTTCGACTGCTCGCGCGGCATTTTGTGTAAACGGAACTGCTACCATTGAAGATCTAAGCCATGCGGACAATACGACAGCAGGGGCTGTATTTAACTGGCCAAACAACGTATATTCAACACACCCAACAATCAAACGTCTATTTACTGCGAACGGAGGTTCGGCCGGTAACTCACAAGACGGACGTATTATTTTGTCAGGAACTAACAATAAGTTCTTTGAAGACTGCTGGGTGGCTGACTCTAGTAAAGTCGGCTGGAAAATAGCAGGGAATAATAATACGTTTACTCGCTGTGGCGGTGTTGCTGGCGGTAAGGGTGGAGCACTGCCTGAACTATATGGAAGCTGGAACATCACAGGTAACTACAATCAGTTTATTAGCTGTGAGTCTCATGCAGAGCGTGGCTACGGCATTCTGCTCTATCAGTCGGTAGTTGACAGTGTATTTACCAATTTTATCTCAGGTACGAAAGCAGATAATAAGCTGGGGACAATCTCAAAATCTTCTAGTTTTATTGACTACTGTAAGGTTGTGTTCCTAGGGCTAGTACAATCTGAAACAAACTTAATACTCAACTATCGGACTAACCTATCGGAAGGTTCTGAGATTGCATTCCAAGATCTTAACGGCAACACCTCACAGCATAGATGGTATACAAATCATGGTTCGTTCTGGTCTGCAGGTTCAGGATTAACAGATACTACAGTTCGTACTGCAAGTTCACTATCTTTGGCGATCAAACCAGAGGACTCGACACTAGGCGGTGCAGTTATGTCTGTAAAGATACCTGCCAACCCAACCTCTATCGCACAATTTTATGGGTATATATACCGTAATGCTACATTCTCAAGTGGTGTCATTAAGGTTGATCTATTTTTGCCAGGGAATACCACAGTCACGCCTGATGCAACATATACACTACCCACAACTACGGGTGCATGGCTTCCGTTTGTTCTGTCTGCTTATAATTCAAATACGACCTCAAGGTATGCTACGATCAGGCTTACTGCCGTGTCTAGCACGGCTGGTGCTTACGCCTTCCTAGACGACATCTATGACGCTGGTACTGGCAACAAAGTAGCTGGCCTTGATCTATGGGATAACGGGAAGATCAGCCCCATAATTGTGGCCTCAGATTACTCCTCAATACCTGACCAGGCAAGGGTGGCTGTATGGAGTGATACCGACACTTATGGAGCTGGCACGAAAGGCAAGCTCTTACAAGACGCAGCGGATAACGCAGAGGCAGCAGCCTACGGTATGTACCAGTAGGATCACAGTAGGGGCTTGACAAACTACTTCTCATGTGATATGCTCTAGTCATGAAAACCAGGTGGAAAACGCTCGGTAAAATTACAGCAAGTTTAATCTTTGCCATATACGTAGGTGCTTTCGGCTATAACAACTACTTTAAGCCCTAAGTACCTCAACACTGAGACTGGCGATTTACTTATTCCTCTTTAGGTATATAATGTAACTAGATTATATTTCTCACCCGTGAGGGAAGAATTAGGCGAACCTGTATCTCCAGGAGCAAAATCAACTTAATAATTGATTAGGAGATACAAATGGCAGGAGCAACAGGGGAATGGACAGCACCAAGTGGTAATGGAGTTTACTGGCGTGGTGCGGATGGTAATGTATATGTAAAAGGCGACCAAGGTGTAAACAATGCTGGTCAATGGGATGACAACTCTGGTACTTACTGGGGCGATAGAGGTTTTGACCAAATAAATGACCCGAATGTACCAACTAATGGTTGGCAACAAGGTAGTTCAACTAGTGGAACTCAATACGGTACTGGTGGTACTAGTGGTACAGCAGATGATATATCTTTTTTAGATGACCAACAAGCTCAGTTACAAGACTTATTAGGTAGAACTGAAGGTAATCTCAATCAAGGTCTTACTCGGAATCAAGACCAATACGACACCGCATATGGTGGTGCGCAAGGTGATAAACAACGACAATATGCTAATTATCAAGACCAACGAGTAAAAACCAATAAAGACAAACAAAACGCTTTATCAACTATAGACAGAAATGCTGGCCAAGGTTATAATAACCTAGCACAGATTATAGGGCGCTCAGCAGGTACTGGTTCATCCGCTTTCAGGGATTTGCTTCCTTCAGTTGTGGGTAAAGACACATCAGCGAAAAGAACTAACGCTATCAACACTTCTGGTGAAAACCTCCAAGGAATTGACAAAGCTCAAGGTCAGTATGATATTAGTTTCGAGGGAGTACTTGGTGACCTTCTCAAACAGAAGAAAGATAACGAAGATAACCTACGTTCTAAGATAGAAGAGCAACGTCAAGGACTTAATTCTCAATTATCTGGTGTCGCCGGTCAACGTGCTCAAGCACAAGGTGGTGGATATGCGCAAGTAAAAGCAGCTCAACAGCAATATCAAGACGCCATCAACAACTCTCGAAACACGGTACAAGGTTTCTTCGACCAGTTCAGGACTCAGTATACACCTAAACAAGCAGTTGCTACTACCCCAGAATTAGCTCAATATAATACTGACAGGTCCCAAGTAAACGCTGGCCAACAGGGACTAGGTTCTCAAAACCCATACGAATCTCTACTCAGGAAAAGACTTCAAGGACAGGCATAGGAGGCCAAAATGGGCTTTTCGCTTAGTGAATTCCTCAATCTAAACAACAAACAGAAGTTAGATGCACAACGACAATCTGCAGTATTACCTTCTAGTCCCCAACGCCCTAATTTTACTTTTAAGAGTACCGGGAAGCCTGCGACTGACAAGGCAGAAAACTGGCAATTCATGGGAACAAATCCTGTCTCTATGCCTCGTGTGCAAATGCCTCAGAATGTTGCTCCACCTAATGTAGCTAGATATAGTGACGGACTTGGCAATTCATGGATGGAAGACGGTGATACGGGACAACGTTTCCCTGTCCCGAGCACGGGGATAGACCAACCTTTTACCCCTGGTAATCGACCAGGTCGTCAACCAGACCCTAGGGGGATTTTACCAGTGCAAAATCAGAATAGTCTTAGAAAGATAGTAAGAGGATATATTTAATGGCTTTTTCTCTTCGAAACTTAGCAAGAGGAATCAAGGATGATTTAAACCTTTGGGATAATGGAAAGTCTCATGGGAATAATCAATCTAATCCTCCTCCGGCTTCGACTGCTCAAGCGAAGTCTAGCTTTAAACCTCTAAATAACTCAGTTACTAGAGGTCTTAGTCGTAGTATAGACCAGGTTAATCCTTTCGACAATGGAAGAACATGGCAACAAACTACACCTACGAATAATTCTAGTTTCATCCAACAGGGTGCTAACTTAGTAAAACCTATAGTCAAGCCTTTCACCGAAACTGCAGACTTCGCTCAACAACAAACTAAACTTGGATTATTAAACGCTACAGGTGGTGGTAATACAGACTACGCGAATCAAGTACGCGCTGGTAGAGATGAGAGTTACCAGCAGTCACTAGTTCCTATGGCTTCACGTACTTACAATAGATTATCTGAAGTACCTATCGTTGGTGATGTAATCGCTCCAGGTAAACGACAAGCTGCGACTGCCAATGAGAATAAAATCAAACAAGTTCAAACTCAGATAGACTCAGTTGTCCAACCTAAAGTCGCTGAAATTCAACAAGGTATAAAGTCCGGTATTTACGATAGACAAAAAGGCGCTGAAGCTATTCAACAGTTAATGGAAACAAGCATGATACCCTCTCAGATGTTACAGGATTCATATAACCAGAAACTTCAAAGCGCTGGTTTTGACCAGAACACTTCAAAAGCTCAGATGTTCGGTGCTACCGCTGGAGATTTAGCTAACTTAGCTTCATTTGCTGTAGCTCCTGCTAGTGGTCAAGCGTTATCAAGCATGGTCGCTAATCAAGGACTAAAACAAGCAGTTAAAATTGGTGGAACTGATTTACTCGCAAATGGGCTACTTGGTGGAGTTGGAGCTGGTACATCCGCGCTAGGTCAAGGCGCTAATTGGCAAGACGCATTAAAAGCAGGTGGAACTGGTGTTGCTCTCAACACAGCTTTAATGGGAGCTGGTTACATAAAAGGTATACATCAAGGGACTGCCAATACAATCGCAGGTAAAGCCAGTCCTACTATCAATGGTGTAAAACCTACCACAAAACTTATCAAACCTCTCGATGAGAATGGTTCTTTTCGTGTTCCTTTCACTAAGGGTGAACCTGGTGATACACTATTTAATATTCAAAATCCTGATGGCGCTAGAATGTCTAAGCCATTAAATGTACAGGACCAATTTAACTCTTCAAGTTATCAACCTCCTATTAAAAAGACTTCTCGTGTTCAAATAGAAACCCCAGGTCCTCGACCTGATAAATCTCTATCTGGCGCTGCTCTACAATCTAAGCTTTCAAAAGACCCTGGTGCAGTTGAAAGACGTATGGTCCAAGATTATCTAGATATGGAACCACCAATAAAGGGTAGCGCTCTATCAGGTGAAGGTGCACAGTTACCTCCTAAGCCGGGTGAAGTTGTTAATTCAGTGGACCCAGTTACAAAAAAGATAACATCTAAACGACTCTTTAAGCCAATGGACGAAGTTGGTGGTGCAAAGATAGGTGATATACCAGGACTTAATAAAGTAGCTCAAGACCCACTATATTCTCTTAAACAAGAAGCTAGGAAGTATAAGAGCGCTGAGGAGTTTAAACAAGCATTGACTAGCCCAGACGTTCATAGGGGTGGTATGTTGCCAAACTCATACCTCAAAACACCGAAGAAACTTTATAGGGGTGTATCTTCTGATGGCTCTGGTGTTGGTAGTGCTGGCGAGGGTCTTGGGTTATATACAACAACTGATAAAAAAACAGCTATGGGGTATGCAAAAAATGGGGGCAAGTTGCTAGAAATGAACCCAGCAACAGATATACCAACTAACCCGCTTTATTTTAGAAACCCAGACGCAGTACGAAGTTGGGTAGCTGGGGTCGCTCAAAAAATGGGGATGCGAGTGCCTGAGTTTAACGAGAAAGTAGGCATAGAAAATCTAGTAAACAGTCTGGGACATGACGGAGTTGCTTTTGACTTAGGAAATGGTACAGCATACGCAAAATACGCTAATAATATAGGAGTAACTGATGGACAAACAATATCTAAAATATCTAGCAAAACAAATGGGCTACGACCTAAAAATAAGGATGGTATTCAATTTGATAAATATACGGGTGAAATATTACTCGACGGTAAAAGAAATATACCACCAGAATTCATAGAAGTTAAACAAGGTTCAGGCTGGCAAGCATTAACCGATAAACAAACTAAACCTAAAAAATCTCTATTCAAACCTCTTGACTCAGAAGGTTCTGCTCAAGTTGGTGGACCACTTCTACCTATACCTAAAAAACTTGTCGAAAAGTTATCTAATAAAGGGAAGGGTCGATGGGAAGACAAAGTAGTTGGTGACAATACCTTCCGGGTATATAAGGAGACACCTATAGTTGGTAAGAAACAATCTAGCTTCGCTAAAGGTGTTACTAAGAGTAATGAAATATCTCCAGAGCTACAAGCAAAAGTTAAAGCTCAGGATACAACATACACCCCTACAAATAATACAGATCAAGCGAAGGTATCTAAAACTCTAGTTAATAAAGGGTATAAGAAAGCTGCTACTGACGTCACATCTCGGCTTGAAGTAAAGACCGGTAAAATAAACGCTCAAGACGTCGCTGATACTATTCATGTCATTAAAGAACTAGACAAGCGTGGTGGTGAAGCTAACCTCCAACAAGCTACAATGCTAAGTGAGAAACTATCAGAACATCTTACTAAAGCCGGTCAAACAATTCAGGCTTCTTCAATTCTTAATAATAGAACTCCAGAGGGTATGGCGTATGGCGCACGTAAGTTCCTTAAATCTCATAATATAGAAGTTACTCCTGAAATCCAGAAGGTTATTAAAACTCAAGTAGACGAAATAGCTAAACTAAAACCAGGAGAAGCAAGAAACTATAAGATAGCTGAACTACAACAGAAAATATCTACATACGTACCTAGTTCTACTTTAGAGAAAGCTGTAGGACTATGGAAAGCAGGACTCCTGACGGGTATTAAAACTCAAACAGGTAATACTTTATCTGGTGTAGCTACAAACGTTCTGAAGACTGCCTCCGATGCTGTAGCAGCACCTATAGATGCTGGCTTCTCAGCTCTAGGTAAAACTGAACTAGGCAAAAAGATGGGCTTCACTGGTGAACGTAGCAAATCATTTACAATGAGAGGTAAAGGTTCGGGTGTAGTAGAAGGTGCTCAAAAAGGTTGGAAGAGTCTTAAGACAGGTATCGATGAAAGAAATATCGAAGCTAATAAGTTCGATACTAAGAGACTAGTATTCAGTAATTCAATAGCAGGTAAAGTCGCTCAGAAATATACTGACGGAGTCTACGGACTCATGGGCGCTGCTGATAGACCTAACTACTACTCGAATCTTCGAAATAACCTATACGATTTAGCTATTACAGATGCTAAAAATAAAGGTCTCAAAGGACCTGCTCGTGAAGCTCATATACAGAAGTTCATAAAAGAACCTCCAATGAAAGCTCTAGAAACTGCTAATCAAGCAGCCGACGTAGCTATATTTGGTAATGACACCGCATTATCTAGAATAGCAGGCGGAGTTATTAGTTCTGCTGAAAAAGCAGGTCCAGTCGTAGGAACCGCTGCTAAAGTGGCGCTTCCTTTCACTAAAGTACCATCAGCTGTAGCTACAAGACTAGTAGACTATTCTCCTTTTGGAGCAGTAAAGACAATTGCAGAGCAAATTAAGAATGTAAAAAAAGGTGGCGTACTCGACCAACGAGCGCTATCTGAAGGACTTTCTCAATCTCTAACCGGCACAGGAACTATGTGGCTAGGTGCACAATTACATAACAACGGACTTATGACCGGTTCATATCCTACAGATAAAAAAGAACAAGAACTATGGAAATTAGAAGGCAAACAACCCAACTCAATAAAAATAGGTGGTAAATGGCAATCCTTTAACTATACGTCTCCTATTGGGCAAGTTCTAGCGATTGGTGGAAAGATAAATGAAGCTAAACAAAAAGGCGCTGGTGTTGGTGGACAACTAACAGCTGGAGCGTTTGCAATACCTAAAACCGTTAGTGACCAATCATTTCTGCAGGGAATCAATGGTATTCAAGATGCGATAAATGACCCTGAAAAACAAGGTTCTAAATTCATTAAAAGTCAGACTGCTTCTGTAATTCCTACATTATCTGCAGACATAGCTAAAGCGACTGACTCTAAACAACGCCAATCAAACAATGTCAAGGAAGCTCTTCAAGCTAAGATCCCAGGGCTTAATCAAAAACTACTCCCTAAGCAGGATGCTTTTGGTGGAGCTATTCCTAGAGCTAGTAGTTCTGTAAATACTCTTGTCAACCCATTAAGACCTTCTGATGTTCGACCTACTAACGACCTAAACACTGAACTAAGACGATTACAAGACCAGAAATTGGGAGTAATGCCTGACTCGACTGACAAGCAACTAAAATTCGGTAAAGAGACTATCAATCTTAATCCTCAGCAACTATTCGATAAAAACACACAAGTTGGTAAGAAGACTCAAGATACGTGGAACGCTATAATCAAGACTCCAGAATACCAGAAGATGACTGATGAGCAGAAACAAAAAGCATTGAGTAATTCTCTGTCAGATATTAAAGCGTTATATAAAGGTGACTTCGCAGTTCAAAATGATTCTAGATTATTAGACAGCAACAAACTTAATAAGAATCAAATCAAATTATCTCAAGGAGACGCTTCAAGTTACCTAAAAACCAAAACTAGTACAAAAACTACCGTCGCAGAGGATGAAAAAGCCTATGAGTACCGTAAAACGTCATCTAAGAACTCTCTGGATATGTCTAGGGCACTTAATAATAATGATATAAGTCAATATATGTCAGCTGCCAAAAATGAACTAGATGCACTCGAGAGGCTTAAAAAATCTTACGACCCCAAAACCGAGCAAGATAAAATCAACTCTACTATTAAAAAGCAAGAATCACTTCAAAATAAGGTTGATAAGTATAATGACAAGGGTTATCTTAAGAAAACATCTAAAAGCGGTAAGGGGAGCAAAGGTAAAAAAGGTAAATTTGATTATTCTAAGAGACTTGTTTCTGGTACTGCCTCAACATCAGCGCTACGTAATATTGTGAAAGGGATAAAAATAAGCAGAAAGAGGATAACAAAATGATATTAAGCGACTATTTTTTACAAGTAAACTCAGCATACCGAGGTTCAGACGATGACGTACCTCTAGCAGGTACTGCAGACTATAATCTATGGCTCTACACAACGAATCGTAAGATAGCAGAGTGGGCAGGAGACTCAAAGAATACATGGCAATCATTGTTCTATATCAATACTCCTGATGAATTAGGAACTGTAGCGACTACAGGAACTACTACACTAACTGGAACCAGTACATATTTCTTAGATTATAATATTGGAGATAAAATAACAGTAGATGGTGAGACGATAAGAACTATAGACACGATTACTAGTAATACGGTCTTAACTGTTACTGTAGCTTTTTCTAACACAGTTACTGCTAATACATATACTCATACGACTATAATTAAAAGTGGAGTTCAGACTTATAGCTTACATCGTAACTTTCAAAACCCTTCTGACAAAGTAACGATAACAACGACTAGTAACGACGAGATAAGTTTCATGATAGGAAAACCTCAGGAGCGTGAACGATATACTCCTGAAGTTTATATATCAGGTCTTAATCCTATGACTATAACTTTCGTAGACACTATAGATGCTACCTACAACTCAGACTGGATAGGTGGAACCTTGAAAGTACCAGGTTATTACGCTCCTAAAGATATGTCAGCTTCTACTGATATTATCCCGGTAGACGACCCATATTGGTTAGTATATTCAACCGCTTCTGAACTCGCATTCAACGACCTGACATACGAATCAAAGGCAGTAGACTTGAACGCAAAAGCTAACAACTTGTATTCGGGAATGATTTCAAACAATCGTAAAGGCACTAACAACTACCCACGAATAGCTAGAACTAATGTGAATAGGATTAGAGGTGCTAGAAACGAATCAACATCAGGTATAGATTATGACGTATAAAATAACACAATCATCAGCTAAAAAACGTAATAGACAACGTATAGATATTCACCAGACTGAATTCGCCAAGGCATATGTTTCTACCATAGCTAACTCTAGACGACCTCAAAACTCTCTATCTGACATGACTAATATGGAACTTACCCAGGATAGTATAGTACGACCACGTCCACCACTCATTCGATATGGTACACAACCCGCTTATACAGTGATAGGTAGAGGAGCTTATAGATATAACGGTTCTAGAGGTCAGTTATTTATGTTTAACGTTGCAGGAACTGGTAAAATATATTACCAAGTAGATGGTGGAGCTTTCACTGCTATTACCGGGACAAACGCATATAGCTCAACTGCTTGGGCGGGTTTTAGACAATCTAAAAATCGAGTGTATGTTTTTAATGGAACTACAAATCTTTCATATATAGATTTAACTACTATGGCAACAGTAGAATATACTTCTCTTGCTACCCCTTCAGCTCCTACAGGCACGGCAGCAGCAGGTTTAACGTCAGGCACTAAGCCATTTAATTACTATTATAAAGTTACCGCTAATAACGCTGTAGGTGAATCGGCCGCTTCAGCAGCTTCTACCGCGGTGAATGTTAATACTATACGAGATAACTGGACTGCTACTAACTCAGTTACTGTCACATGGTCATCAGTTGCGGGAGCTACTTCTTATACTATTTATGGTGGAGATGATACTAACTACCTAAAAGAAATAGTCACATTATCCAACTTATCGACATTATCTTACACGGATGACGCTTCTCTTACTCTAAATCCTTTCAAAGAAGCTCCTTCTTCAAACTCTACTCAAGGCGCGGTATTCACATGGATGTATGCTGATACTAAAGACGCTACTCTTTATGGAGTTACTTCTGACAATAAAGTGTATTACTCAGCACCGGGAACAGGAGATTTTAGCTCTCTAAATGGCGGTGGATATGCGATCATCGATGAGGGTGGTGATACCTTAGTAAATTTCGTTGATGGGTTTAGAACAGGTAAAGGCGACCCTGTAATTAGTATCTCAGCGAGAGGTGGAGCAGGTAAAGGTAAACTATATCACTTCACATTCTCAACAGCTACTTATGGAAGCCAGACTTTAACATTCCCGAGTATTACAGAAGCTAATGGTCAATCAGGGACTTACTCACCACGCGCTACTGTTAAAGCCAGAGACTCACTTTACTATCCTACTGGTGACGCCTTCAAGACTACAGGAACGTCTCAGAACATAGTAAACATACTAACTACTAATACTATTTCGCAAGGTATACTACCCGATGTAGAAAACCTTAGCTTAGCGTATTTAGATAAAGCTTCAGGAGTAGAATACCAAGATAAGATATACTTCTCACTTCCAGTAGGGTCTACGACTAATAATCAAATATGGATATTAGACTTATCTAGAAAGAACGCGTGGATTTTAAGGTGGCCAATTAACGCTGTGGATATATGGCTATATGAAGACAACGCTGGTATGCCCCACTTATGTGTATTAGTAGATAATGTAATCTTAGAGTTTACTCGAGCAGGTTCTCAAACTACAACAGATGATGGAGTAGCGTTCTCTACTCGCTGCGCTTTCTCTTCATTAGTATGGGATAAAGACGGAATTTCATTAGGCAATATTCATAATCAATATTTCAAACTTCTTTCTCCGGTTGGAAGTATTCAGGTTAATACATATGGACTCACAAAAAGAGGAGCTACAATCTCGACTGGTTCTGACACCTATGAGATAGATGTAACGTTCACAGGAATTGGAATATGGGATTACTCTGGTGATTATCAATATGGTGATGACGTTGGTTCTATAGACACATTCGCTAGAAGTATTGCAGTATTACATGTTAGGCCTAAAGGACTTCTCAACCAAGAAGACTGGGAGATTGTTACTTCTACAGCAGGTTGTGATTACTACTTAAGCTCGGTATCAACTAGAGGTATGGCGAATATAGACCTTATCTATCAGGGAATCGGATGATGAATAAACGTGAACCAATGTCTAATGAAACTAAATTGAAAATCAGTAAAAAACTTACTGGTATTCATCAAAAGAAAACTACGATAGATAAAAGACGTCAAGCGCTTCTGAATATATATATAGATGAAAAAGCATCTAACTGGAAAGGTGACAAAGTTGGTTATCAAGCCTTACACACTTGGGTAAGAAAAAAACTAGGAAAACCTTCATTATGTTCATATTGCAATTTCACTAGCGATAATAATCGACAATTTCATTGGGCTAATATTAGTCATGAATATAAAAGAGACTTAACTGATTGGATTCGATTATGTGTTTCGTGTCACAGGAATTATGATTATGGAAATATAACAATAGAATTGGATAGTAGTTATGAATAAACGGTATATAATAGAAATGAGGATAATATAATGGCGGCAGCAGAAACAGATTACTTTACTAAAGTTGGAAGTCCGGGAACAGCGACAACCCTTAGTGCACCAGGGCACACAATAGCTGGAACTTCAATAACTGTTATTTCTACTACTAACTGGCCAACAACAACTGGCGCGATATTTGCGATGGACACCTTCACACTCGTGAATGGTGTTGAAGTTCGTGACGTAGGTTCTTATACAGAATGGGAAGGTATCGTAGCGAGCTCCACTTCTATCACGAACATGGTTCTTCGATATGGCACAGACCAAAACTACGCTGCTGGTACTACTACAAGAGTTTATATACCTGTATCATCTTCAAGGGAGAATCGACTCGTTGATGGAATGCTAGTAGAGCATGACCAAGATGGTACGCACTCAAATATAACAGCCACCTCTATCACTGCGACTACAGGAACATTTACCAACTTTACAATTAACGGTACTTCAGGAGCAGATGGCTGGAGTCCTCTTGGACAATCTCTCACCTCCATAACAGCTCTCGGCAACCGTTCATACACCGCTGTAGTCTCTGGTGTAGACACTACAGGCGTCACATGTGTAGGCCAAAGACTTAAACTCCCTAGAACAGTAACAGCTCCTACAGGGTCAATTACTTTGAATGGAACTAGCCAATATTTAAGTAAAGCTACCCCCACTGGAATATCTTTTACAGGAGACCACAGCTACCAAGTAAAAATAAAACCAACAGCTTACCAAAATGGATTCTTGTGCTCAAGAGTTACTGGTGGCAATACTGGGTTTGCCCTTCTGTTTAATTCATCTGGACAGATTCAAGTTCAGTATGGGAATGGTGCTTCACTTACTCAAATCATGACCTATCAATCAGTACCACTAAACAAGTGGACTAATATATCTGTAGCTGTTAGTGTTGCTGCAAAAACAGCAGTTATTCTTTTAGACGGTGTATCTGTACCAACTTATCTAGTAGCAGGAACAGCAACTACTGTAGTACAGCCAGCGGCGGCAACAACACTATCAATTGGTGCAGATAATGCTGGAGCTAACTTCTTTGCTGGAAAAATAGCACAAGCTGGGTTATTCACAACCGCAGTAGCATCAGCAACCTTAAGAGGATATGAAGGTCAAACACTAAGCGGAAGTGAATCAAACCTTATTTCTGCTTACAAACTTGACCAAGCCTCTGGGTTAACCGACCTTAACGCCAACGCTAACAACTTAACAGCACAAGGGTCACCATCTTATTCCACAACCGACACTCCATTCACCAACCCCGTCACAGGAACTTCTGTAACTGCTGGTACTACCAACTACGGAATAATCATGGCTCAGACGTTCTCTACTAACACTACCTATACCATTCAAATACCAGAAGGAGAAACACTCCCTACTACAGGTGGAATAGGAACAGTATCGTACTCTACGCAGAAAACTCCGTATGGTTTTCCAGGGCAAAGAGGCAAGTGGGAACTTGAATACTTAATACATGTTAATACCTCAATAGGTACTACTGCAAACTCATACAATAACCTACCCAGTGCTGGTTTGTATACTCCTCAAGGCGCATGGGATATACGAGTACAAGGTAATCTATACTGCTATAACTCTACAGCTACGGGTATATCAGGACTTTCTGTACTTATGGGTACTGCGAGTGCGGCAGCAGGACAGGTAAGTAAAAAATTAACAACTTCTATTTATGTAAAACCTAATACGGGTCAAGAATATTTTGCTCAAATTCGGCTTGAAGATTATATCGAAAATACTACTGGTAGACAGTTGTATATGAACGCTTTTATTGATGCTGGGGTAACGTTAACGGGCCTGCAGTGGCATATAGGTGCACCGAGTATAACTGGTGCAGGTCTACACATTAGCTTAGTGAATAGTCACCTATAGGAACTATGATGACTGAACCCAAGCCATCTGACATCAATAACGACCTCATTCTCTACCGACTCGATGAGATTAAAAACCAGCTTGCAGACTTTAAGAAAGACTATGTGACCAAAGAAGAATCTCATCAATTAAAAGCTGAAATTGCAGAACTTCGGGTAGAAATACACTCAATTAAAAAAAGAGGCAACCTGCTGAACTGGCTATACCCGACTCTATCCGCTGCTTTCTCAACCGTATTCACTCTGTTAATCATCTCGTATATAAACAGTAAAAAATAAGGAGTTCGTATGCGACGTCCTGTAAACGACCCGTACACAATAACAACAACATTCGGGGAACCAGATAGTTACGCACTATTCGGCTATCACTCAGGGGTAGACTATGCCGTACCAGTAGGACGCCCTATCTACGCACCTGCTTCTGGAACACTCACAAACGTAGTGAGTCCAACTGGGGGCAATATGGTAGTTATTTATGACGGTCAATTCTATCACCGACTCATGCACAATAGCTCATTCAGCCGAGTCAACGGCCCAGTAAACGAAGGTGATGAAGTAGCTAAGTGTGGCACTACGGGACTCTCTACTGGCCCTCACTGTCACTGGGACATTAACATCAACGGCAATACAGCCCGTTCATTCTCTGATTTTCGCTCTCCTGCCGACTGGCTAGCAGGAGCATTTACTCAACAAGTACCACAAGGAGGTAACGAAGTGTTCAACAACGACCAAGAAGTAAAAGAAGCATATCTCATGCTTAGAGGTAACGAAGGTTCACCAGGCGAACGTGCTGGCTGGATAAACGTATCTAAGCAAACATTCTTTCGTGTAGCAAAGGCTGAAACAGATAGCCAACGCCAACAACTAGCAGATATAGCAAAGGCTCTCGCTAATGAGCAAGCTAAACCACCAAAAGAAGTAGTCAAAGAAGTCGTAAAGATTGTAGACCGTCCTGTCGAAGTCATCAAAGAAGTACCTGTATACACCCATGACGAAGCCACCGCTGATACGGTTCAGAAAACATACGGTATGGTGCAATCAATCTTCAACTATCTCGCAGGTCAATATAAATCATTCAAAGGATATATAAAGAAATGAATCTTCCTACCCCAAAAACAGCAATCGGCAAAATGGCATACAGAGCCTCTATAGTCGCAGTAATAGCAGGACTCGGTTACGTCCTCAAAGACCCTTCTATCGGTCAAGGTGGACTAGCCTACTTCGCTATTAAGTCAATCATCGACCTACTGAACAGCAACATTCAAAACATCTAAGGAGTCATCATGGATGAGCGTGTAGAACGTATAGGTGAAGTCAAGTATCACATGAACCGCTTGACTGAGGAAGAACTAAACGGAATACGGGCGCATACTATCGCTCGTGTTAGCCAAGCCTTACATGAGGTACAGATAGTAGAAGCTGAGATAGCTTTTCGACGTCCCGACCAACAACTAATGCTCGAAATACCAGGAGAGTTATGAGTTATGCGCCTTGTCCAAATGAGAACGAGGCATGTAGGTTCTACGAGGAGGGGTGTTATAGCGACCTCCACCACAGTTATTATCCAAGAAAACGCTATACAACAAGTATTGAAAGAACCTTCAGAAACCTACCAGAGAATAAAGAGATGATGTGCCGAGACGAACACTCTGAGCTACATGCAACAGAGCAACCTCCTCATAAACCTAGACGAGAAGAAATGTTGCAAGCTATCGCTGCTCACATTATAGAGGTAGCCTCATGAGCTACCAACGCAAAATAGAGATAGTCCCTGACCAAATGGGAGGCTTTGAGATATACGGGAGAAAGTTTGAAGTCTCCGCTGCTACAGATACTATCCAGAGGTTTGTAGACCCTGAGTATGACTACTTCCAATACCTAGACGTAGAGAATCAGTGTATCGCTCCCTGCTGGCTTGGTCAGGTAGCTCTTATGACCTTAGCAGACTTCGGTATACCAGAGACACGGCAGAGATTAAAAATGCTGGAGTGTGAGCACGATGAATACCTTCAGTGGCAGTCTACCTACGGGTTAGGCGGATTGGACTTTGAATTAGATGAATAAATAAAAACATCCCCGAGAAAGAGATTGAGCATACAATGACTTTAAAAATGGGGATGTTAATACCGATTATTATAATCTTTCTTGATTAGAATGTACACTTTTTGAAAAATACTATGTACAAACATAAGCATATGGTATACTATAGATTTAGTTTATTCGAGCATACAATGAACAAATCAAGTTCGCCTTATAAACAAACAACAGTCTAAAAAGAGTTAAGCGATGGTAGGGACGCTTCACCTAAACTCCACAAGGTTAATACTCTTGATAGACAATATAAAACTAACAAGAAAGGATATTCAAATGAGTATCAAAAATAAAGAGCCTAAAGCTCCCAGGGATTTCAATAAAGTTAAAGGTGTATTACAATTGTTCGTATTGGCTAGCATTAGCTACTCAACGTACATTGTATTTTTAGGCACTAATGGATCAGCTCCAAAAGTGATGCTAGTACCTCAAGCTTTGTTTGCAGTCGTATTGGCTTTCCAAAAATTCACTAAATAATATAGGAGAATAGGACCACCTACTGTGACTGACCTTAGGTCCGACTATGAAACGAAACTTAATAACAGTTCTTTCAATGATACTCTTCTTAGGATTTGTATATATCGGAATTACTAACATAACGAAAACGAATCATAAAATTAAAATCCAAGACATTCAGTTAAAAAGTAAGCAATCAGATTTACTCCAACTAGAAAATAGATTCAACCTATTAAATAAAGAGTTAGAACAGAAAGACCTTGACGCTAAGAAGGTTAAACAACTCGAAGATGAAAAGATACAACTTCAGAAGCAATTAGAGGACACTCAGAGTCAATTACAGGCTAAGGCTGATAGAATACAAGCCGAAAAGAGTAAGATAGCCTCTGCAGTACCTAAGATAACCCAGACAGCATACGCTTCTACCGGCTGTTCGGATGCTAAGAGTTGTATCTATTCTCACGAGTCAGGAAATAATACTAATGCGATTAATTCAATTGGTTGTAGAGGTCTCGGTCAAGCCTGTCCTGGAACTAAACTTCCTTGTGGCGACGATTATGCATGTCAAGATGCTTGGTTTTCTCAATATGCTATAGAAAGATATGGTTCGTGGGAGAACGCTTGGGTATTCTGGCAAGCTAATAGGTGGTGGTAATGAAACAACTAGTAATACTAGCAATGATATTTTCATTAATTTATTTCCTGTTATTTCTGCCTCATTTAAACTATCCTCAGACTATATCTTTATGGACTTTCTTGATGACATTAGTGATACTATTTACAGATTCAGTAGAATGATATATACTTGTATTAACTTTGATTAATATCGCTATTTTTCAAAGGGGTAGAAGGTAAAGAAAAAGGACCCGAAGGTCCTCTTGATTAATATCGCTTGTTTTTATTATAACAAGTTAACTTCTGCAAATACAATACTTTTTTCAAAATGTTCTTAGCCATTACAAAACTAAACCTTAAAATCTTAGTATACAGACATAAACCCAGGCTCTGTTCCACCGGCTAACAACCTGGTCGACCGCTTGTATATTAAGTAAAAACTGAACTAGTATTCAACCAGTTACAAGCCACCAGTGTATACGGTCGGATAAGGCCGGTTAGTACTTAAAAACAAACAAAAGTTATAAACAGCTTTATGATACATTACTATTTACAAGCACAACAACAAGGTATATACTTAAATAGTAAACATAATAACAGGAGCATACAATGAAACAAACTAATCTAGAGTGGCAGAAGAAACTAGAAGAAATTCTATTTGATAGTCATTACCAGTCTTCACCTAGAGGATTAAAAGTTAAAGAAATCATTAACGGAACCTATAGAGTAAAGATGCCAGCGTGTATTTCATTAGTAGACCGTAAAGTAAACAAAGCATTCATGTTCGCGGAAGCTTACTGGATTCTATCAGGTTCTAACAGACTTGAAGATGTAGCTAAGTTTATGAGTGGCTATCGAAACTTTAGTGACGACCAAGTCTTCCTACGAGGAGCGTATGGTCCTAAAGTCGTAGACCAGTTGCCATATATCGTCGATACTTTAATAAATGATAACGATTCTAGGCAAGCAGTTCTTACTATCTGGCGTGAGCGTCCTGGACAAAGCAAAGATATTCCTTGCACAGTAGCAATGCAATTTCTAATTCGAGATGGTAAGCTTAACTCAGTCACTACAATGCGTAGTAATGACATCATTCTAGGGTTCACGTACGATGTATTTACATTCTCTATGGTAGCAACAGCAATCCAATTACTTCTAAGAGAGAGAGGGCTCGAGGTGACTCTTGGAGACCTATTTGTCAACGCTGGAAGCTTACATATGTATGAACAACATCAAGAAGATACTTCTAAATGGTTGAATAGCACTAAGATAGATGAAGATATGATTTTAGCAGTCGAAGAACTTAAAGAAGCGCCTACATATCTAGAGTTATTAAAAGCACTTGAAATTAAAGCCAACTACTTTAAGGATAACAAATGAAGATTTTGATACTTATGGGTAGAGGCACCGAGGGCACTGGCCAGACAAGAACAGCTATTGAGATACATGAGTTTCTCGAAAATGAAGGTCATGAAGTAACTACACTGTCTAACAACGAGAAAAAATGGGGCAGAGTTAAGTCTCAACGAAACAAATTTATCGAGTATGACTTGAGTAAAAACCCTTATTTGACAAGCGAAGAGTTTAAGCATGTGATTATAGCTTCTACACCAGCTAAGAACTACACAGATAAATCGAAACTAAACTTTCAAGAGTTAATCAATCAATATAAAGATAACGCTATTATCTCATACGTGCAAGTAGACCACAAAATACAAAGCATCAATCGTAACTTTTACGCTGACGAAGAATATCAAAGAGAGTTCTTTCAATCATTAGATATAATCATTACGCATGATAAACGAAATGACTTCTGTGTCAAGGTTCTAGCTAATCTAAGATTCGATACTAAATTCGTGATAAAAGAGATGATGTTTATATCATGTGACTTTAAAAGCTTAGAAGAATATAGAACTACCAATAAAATAAATAAACTGTGTTATTTCGTAGGTCGTAAAGCTCGCTGGAAAGGTATTTTTGTTCTAAGAGATTTGCAATACAATTTCTTGTCAAAAGAAAATTTCACTACGATAGCAGAAGGATATGAGCTTTCTATAGCATATCTACACGAGACATTCAAACAGTTAAAACCTTCTAGAATACCTCGAGATGATGTTAAGCTTCTAAAAACAGAAAACCCTACGAAATACCTCGACACTAAGTCTAAGGAAATCCTACTATTCGGACCTTACATAAGAAATGAAGCGTTATCAAGACTAGCTAAAGCTAAGTTTGGAATGTTCTTCACTTATCTTGGAGATGATTATGGTGGACCAGTTGAGAATACACTTATGGAAATTATAGCGGTAGGCACTGTGCCTGTCATACGAAAAAAGCTATGGGATAGTGGTAAATTCATCGGAGCTAGATTCACAGACTTCACTCCTGAAGAAATTGGCTTCATAGTAATAGATGAAGATAATCCTCAAGATGGCATAAAACGAATGAACCTACTGAACGATAAATATGATTTGTATCAGAAATTTGTAAGTAATTCTACTAAATTCGCAACTAAATATTTCGAAAGGAGCAAAGTAATTGGAGAGTTTTGGCGAACAATTAACATTGGTAAGAACTGATTATTGGGAAGACTATACGAATGAAGAGATAGTTAATCTTTTTGAATCAGTCTTAGATAAAGAAATAAAGATAGATTTTATAGGAGGGGATAATGATTTACATATTAGAAGGACCTGACGGAGTTGGCAAATCTACTCTAGCTAGTGAAATAGCAAGTCAAAAAGGCGCGCATATAATTCACAGCTCATACAATAAAAACTGGAACATCCAAAGATACCATAATAAACTCATGACACATGCTAAGGACCTTGAAAAGAATGGTATCCTAGTAGTCATGGATAGATGGGCACCATCAGAGCAAGTTTATGGAGATGTGTTTAGAGATGGGCCAGAGTACTCAGTGATGAATTTAATCAAGTACTTTAACAACAATATTAAATGGATATACTGTCGAAATGATAAGGTTATCGAGAATCATCTTAAACACCTTGAAGAGCGGCATGAGATGTTTGATGACATGACATTAATAGCAGCACGATTTGATAAATTCGTGAAAGACACGCCAGAACTAGAATGGGTAATATATGATTATGATAAAGTAAATAAAAAAGAATTTGTGGGGCAATTATGATAGACGACATACAAGGAATGATAGCCAAATATGGTTTTCATCAAGAAGAATTTGACAAAGAAAAACTAGAATTTAGAATATTAGGACTCTTGACCGAAGAATATGAAGAGACTTTAATGGCTCTAAGTGATAAGAACGCTGAAGAATTAGTCGATGGATTAATAGATTTAATAGTTATTGCTATTGGAACCCTTGAATTAGCAGGAGTTGATACTCAAGAAGCTTGGGACCAAGTAATGACTGCTAATATGACTAAAGAACGAGGTATAAAGCCAGGACGTGAAGAAAGTGGTGGATTTGACTTAATTAAGCCTGAAAGTTGGCAACCACCTAGTCACATGACCAATCATGGGGTGCTCGATGAAATCCTCTAGATTACGAGCTCATCTCAAAGCTGCTCAAATTTACGCCGAGTTATCTCACGCTACTAGATTAAAAGTAGGAGCATTAATAATCAAGGATGATAGACCAATCTCTGTGGGATATAACGGGATGCCATCAGGAGCAAGTAATATCTGTGAGAATACGACTGTCAACGGAGATGTAATACATGTCACTACGAAACCCGAGGTGATACACGCTGAAAAGAACGCTATAGCTTTCGCAGCTAAGAATGGAACAGCGACGAAGGGTTGCACATTAGTAATAACTCATAGTCCATGTTTTGACTGCGCTACGTTAATCTTACAATCAGGAATCACAGCAGTTTATTACGATGAAGAATACCGAGATACGAGTGGAATAGAGTTCTTGAATAAGTTTATTAAATGTAAAAAGATAGGAAAATAACATGGCAAACACAAAAGAAGGTGGTTCTAAAACAGCTAAAACTAACAGACTTAAATATGACCCTATATATCTAGAGAAATATGGCTTGACGTATTATCAATATATTGGAAGTTTAGGTGGTAAAAAAGGCAAGACTGGTGGTTTCTACTCTAACAGAGAACTAGCTCGTATAGCTGGGGCCAAAGGTGGCCGTATATCACGAAAGACTAAAAAAGATGAAAAGTAACACTGACAAACTCGAAGAACTGGTAAACAGCGGCAAACTAACAATCAATCGTATGATTTTTCGACCTAAGAAGATGACCGGGCAAGAGTGGTATGACAGGTTCACAGATAGCATTTACGATATACCAGAAACTAATTGGGGGAATCCTACACCACTCTCTGAAGAAAAATACGGTAAGAATCATGCAGCGTTATGGATACCACTTGATAAAGCAATTGAGGTCGCACGAAAGGTGGCAGGAGTATGAAAGGCCTTATCCGTATAGATGTTCTAATAACACTATTCGTCGTAAGCCTCATGGTATTCGGAACCTACTTCCTACTCCCTCTCATAGTGAATACGGCATATCAACTATCAACACCAATAGTAAAGGCAATGGAGAAATAATATGAAAGATATTAAATTTAAACTAACATCAGAATCAAAAGTAAACTGGGCTGGAGTAACACTATTCCGTATTGAAGCAATAGTAGATATAAAAAGCCGAGGTGTTAAAAAAGGTGATAAAGGTGGCTGGGTAGAGTCAGAGACATTGCCTAATGGCAACGCTCGGGTCTTTGGCGACGCTTGGGTCTCTGGCAACGCTGAGGTCTTTGGCAACGCTGAGGTTTCTGGCAACGCTTGGGTCTCTGGCGACGCTGAGGTCTCTGGCGACGCTTGGGTCTTTGACAACGCTTGGGTTTCTGGCAACGCTCGGGTCTCTGGTAACGCTCGGGTCTCTGGTAAGAAAGCATATACAAAAGGCTGGTTCATTGGAGGAGATGATACGGGTAAAATTACGAA